GCTGGTGTTAAGGCTCTTGTTCGCCAGCGCTCCCAACCCTCTGCGCCTTGCTATCTCTTCCTGCACATAATCAAAGGTCGCTTTATCAATGATGGCGGGATGCGAATTCTCAACATAGTACTGTGGCAGCTCGCCCCGGTTCTTTTTCCTGCGCTTGGTGATGGGGTCGGCTATAAAAGACTTCTGCAGCAGAAGGTTTCCCGTGTAGGTCACGTTTGTGAGGATCTGCCTGATATTGGAATCCACCCAGCGGTTACCGCTCCGTGTGGTGATGCCCTCGGCGGCGAGTTCCTTTTCCGTTTCCAGCCTTGATTTCCCCAACAGGAAATTCAGATATATCCACCGCACCACTTCCGCTTCTTCCGGTACGATGACCAGCTCGTCCCCTTCCCAACGGTAGCCGTAGACCCGGAAGCGCCCGTTAGGGATACCATTTTGTAACCGCTTCCGGATGCTCCATTTGCAGTTATCCGAGATGCTGCGGCTTTCTTCCTGCGCAAAGGACGCGAGGATGGTCAGCATCAGTTCCCCATCACTGCTCATGGAACTGAGGTGTTCCCGGTCGAACCGCACTTCCACACCGATGTCCTTCAGATGCCGTACCGTAACAAGCAGGTCTACCGTGTTCCTGGCAAAACGCTGGATGGACTTCGTGAGGATGATGTCAATCTCGCCTTTATCGGCGGCTTCGATCATACGCTGGAATTCATCCCGCTTATTTATCCTTGTTCCGCTGATTCCGTAATCTGCGAACACACCTGCGTACTGCCAGTCAGGGTTCTTCTGAATCAGGGAACTGTAGTAGCTTATCTGTGCGGAAAGAGAGTGTCTCATGGTTTCCGATTCCACAGACACACGGGCATAGGCGGCGACTTTTTTCATCGTCGGCAAGGCCGGTATGCCCAGGTCCATTCGTATCAGTTTCGGCATGATACCCCTCCCTTCAGTGACTATACATCACTCTGAACCGAGATAAAGTCAACTATATATTTGACGAAAACCGCATCAATTTTGAACGTCTTCCGGGCAAGCCGGATGCTGTTTACCGCCAAACCGGTCAGCAATGTAACACCCGTGGCTGCAGTACTTCCTTCGCCGGTCTCCGTAAATGTGAAACTCCTTACCGCAATGCTGGCAGGTAAATGTGTAGTTTGCCTTTCTCTTTACAAGGCTAAGATGGCTGTTCCACCACTTGGACCTGCACTCATCGCTGCAGAACCGCTTTTTCTTCCTCTTAACCGGTTGCTGAAATTCTTTCCCGCAGTTCTCACAAAAGGTCGTTTCGGCAACCAGCGTTTTCGTATAATGTTTTGCTGTTTCAGCATTGATGTTGTTCCTGATACAGAATGACTTCACCGTGCTAACGGAGATCCCCAATTTGCTGGCAATCGCCCTGTAGCCTTTTCCGTCAGCCCGTAACCTGATGATTTGGCTCTTTTGTTTTCCTGTCATAGCTTTATGCCCCTTTTGCCTATAAATCCACACTATCGTTAAGGGATTCTTGTGGGGCCTTGTACCTGGTATCGGACTACCAGATTAAAACCCGCTGGCGGGGCAATAACGATAGGTGCAACCCCTCTTTTTCCGCTTCAAAAACAATATCCCTCACTTAATAGCCGTTTACCAGGGCAAAAGTTGAGGGTGCTCAATATTTTTTATAAAAAAAATACCCGCAGGATAACCTGCGGGCGTGTAGAATAAAGAATTTTATTATGATTTCCTTACTGCAAAATAAATCGCAACGGCTGCTATGACAAACGCAATATTGCGCTGGTTCCTACTGCGCCGGAGCTTTGACCGGGCCTCGCGCTCGTACTCCTGCAGTAATCTGTTGGCATTCTGTAATGATTGCTCCTGCCCTTCCAATGTTACCTTCAAGGAGCCGAGCTGTTCCTTGAGCGTCTGTGACTGCTTTTCTGCCAGATTCAATTGAGCCTGCGATTCCTGAAGCTGTTCCTGCAGCCTCACCGACTCGCTGCTCTGCCTGTCGTTGATATTCCTCAGTTCGCTGAAGTTCCTGTCTAACCTCTCCAGCTCCGTTTCCGTGATCTGATAGAATTGCTGTGCCGAGCAGATAGCCGGAGTAAGCGATAAGCAAACAACCAATAAGATGCAAAATAATTCCCTTAATTTCCTGACCATTCATTTCACCGCCTCCGTTACCTGAACACATAGTTTCCGTCATAATACTTCTGGCCAACCTTCAGCCTGTCTGTAAACTGCCACATGGCGGCATCCGGCCAGTCACAGGCCGGCCCCCACTCGGCGCACCAGATAGGAGCATAATCCGGCAGCACGTTCACAAAGATGCGGTTCTCCAACCAATCCAGGCTGGCATAGAGGCCACAATTGAACCCATGCCTGTTGCACTCGGCTATGAATTCGTTGCACATCCCGGTGATGATCAGGGGACTTGTAACCCCATGCCGTTCTTTGAATCCATCAGCATCTTCCATATCGAACCAGACTCCCATCTCCAGTTTGGCGGGAGTCAGGCCGCTGGTTTCCAGGATATACGTCACAAATTCTGCCTCGGCCCTGGCGTCAGCTTTCGTCAGGGCGTAGCTGTAATAGTAGACACCCACCTTCAGCCCGGCATCCAGCGCCCCATTGATGTTCTCATAGAACAGGCTATCCAGATGCCCCCGGCCATAACCCAGGCGGATGATGGCAAACTCGATGCCATTGGCCCGTACCTCCTTCCAGTCGACACGACCGTTGTTTTCAGAAACATCAATTCCCTTTCTCAACATTATTTTCCCCTCCGTTTCAGCAACTCATACAGGCGGCCCATGCTCTGTACGCCGGCGTCGCCCAGGTTCTCGATGATAGACAGGATTTCGTTCATGGCCAGATACCCACAAACGATTTGCACGATTTGCGAATTGGCTCCGGACGCACTGCTCATCAGATCGAAGATGGCCGCCATCAGGAAACAGATGATATAGACGAACAGCTTGCTGACGCTACGCTTGCGCATCTCATAGCTGTTTATCTTCCGCGCTTTCCGGGCACTGTTGATGCCTTTGAAGGCGTCAAAAAAAGCAGGGTTCTCATGCCCCTGCTCCACCAGGTACGCATAACTGATGGCGATCCATTTTGTAAGAATATCAATGTACAGCAGTACCCCAAAGCCCACCATCAGGATGGAGTACTTGTTCGTCACCAGACCCAGCACCGCCCCGGCGACCACTTTGATGTTAAAAGTTTCTCCCATTTTTTCCAAAACATTGTGGACGATTTCCTTGTCCATAGTTTCTTCCTCCTTTGCTTAATTCCACGGATACAAGTGTGTAGACACAACATCCGGCGTCATGGCTGCCGTAAGGTTGGACACCCGTAGCCGGACCTTCACTTCACCGCTGCCGCTGTTCGCCCCATACTGTTTATAGAACGGGAACTCGCTGGCGGCTGCGTTCACGTTGTATTTCACCACCGCCGTATACAGGTTGCCGTTTTCGAGTTCCTGCTTATGCATGGTGCCCGCCGAGGCACTGAACCGGGTACTGCTGCTGGAATTTGTATAGATGATGAATTCCGGTCCCCAGGAACAGGCGTTGCCCGTCGGCATCCATACCGCATATTCGATATACACATCGTTGCCCACTCCGATAGCTGAGTTGATGGCCGTGGAGGCCACCTTGGAATTCCAGTCGGAGGCACCGGCATTGTTCAGGGTGAAAACCATATCCGGCACGGTCAGCACTTCTCCGCTCCGCAATGCCGAAAGGTCAAACCCGCTAACGACCACTTTTTCCTGCGCCGCTGTCAGGGCAAAGGTCATATTAGAGGTCAGACAGTAGGAATTTGCTGCCTGCAACCGGGAACCGCCGGAGACTGTCAGTTCCCCAGCCGTGTATCCGGTATCGGCCACGGGGTTCGTAAACGATATGACCGACCCTTTCTCCGCCGTGAAGGAATACCCGTCCGGTCGGGCAACGCCATCTACCGATACAGTAAATGACTGGTGCTCCATGGTGGGCATGGTCACGGTGTAGTTGGTAGCTGTGCCACCCGTTGAGGGAATAGCCAAAATCGCTGCCGCCATGGCCCTCGGTTTGTACCGGGTGGCAGAACCGTTCTTACTTCGTATGGCGCTGCCAATCGCTTGCAGGGCCGTTTCATCCACATATACATCTGCCATCAGTATTCCACCTCGTTCCCGTCCTGGATTGCCAGCAGGTCTTCAATCAATTGGCCGAACTCTGCCTCCGTCCCTTCGTAGCCGCCTTCCACGGCATACTCATACACGCTCTTGCCACGGGGAATCCCGAAGTCCAGGACTGCTGCCGAAGACGTCCCGGAATTGACCACCGTAGCGTTTTGGTTGTACCGCAGCGTGGTCACCGTACCGATTCGGATGGTGGCAGCCTGTCCGGCCGCGCCACCTCCGCCTCCATCCGCCTGCAAATACGAAAGCTGGGTCCAGGAACTTGTCCCGTCACCCAGCTTCATTTTTCTGGTATCCGTCTCGTATCCGATTTCCCCTGCCGCCAAGACTGGATTCTGTGATGTCCATCGGGCGGCTGTGGCCCGTTTCACTTTCATCACGCTGCCCGGTAAACTTTTCGGCATGGCTTACACCTCCCCTGCATCAATCACTACGGAATCACCGTCATGAACCGCATTGGCATCCGTACCGGAAGAACCTCCGCTGCTGCCACCGCTGCCGGAACCACCGATCACGATTTCAGGGGCAGGGTTCCCCGTATGGCAGAAATAGGAACTGAACT